ATAAAAATAATGACAATATTGATATGGTTGCAAAACAAGATGAAAGATTTATAGTTTATAATATTGAATATGGTAGAGATTCTGGTGGACCATCTATGAAAGTTTATTTGAGCGAGGTGTAATATGGTAAAAAAATCTAACCCAGCAGTAAAAGCATTTGCTGATTTTGAGGGTAGGGACAAAGTTAGTACTGAAACAATTAGAAAAGTTAAGAAAGCAACAACACCTTCTCAAAGGAATGCCATCATGGGAACGCAGCCGAGTGTGCCGACACCTTCTCAAAGGAATGCCATCATGGGAACGCAGCCGAGTGTGCCGACATTTCCTAATTTTGAGGGCAGAGACAGCGTTATTACTAATATACCTGGTTTAACCTCAACATCAACTAATTCAACACCACCAGTTCCACAAACAACTCAAACATCTTCTAATTTGGTTACAAAAGCATCAGTTAAAATTGCAACTCCACAATATGTTAACTTTGATGAAAATGTTTTAAATCCAATTACAGAGTCTGACATCACATCTTTATTTTTTGAGCAAGTTGCTGGGCATGAATTATTAATACTAAGCAATAAAAACTTTGTAAATACTAAAAATGTTGATTATCAGCCTATTGCAAATATATCAAATTTTAAAAATACATATGATCCTAAAAAGATTATAGCCCTGCAAGATACTTCAGATGTATATTTTTTTAATTTTGCCATTAATCTTCTCGCTAGAATTCCAGATGTTCCAACAGATTCTAGCACAAATGGAACAAATGTTTATATTACTGCAAGTGGTGATTTGGTTATAGAAACAAAAGATAACGCTCCTGACGAAAGAATTCAAGTTGAAATCATCTCAGGTGGTACAATAAATACTGATATATTAGGGGTGAATTAGTCTTGATAACTAATACTGGTAAAGAAATTGTTGCAAAGTACCTTTTGGGCACTGCCCCAGCATTTGCATCCTATATGGCATTTGGTGCTGGGCCACAACCTTTAGGATCTGCAGATTCGCATAGTTTTAATACATATGCACAAAAAGAGTTGTTAGACTTTGAGATGTTTAGAGCGCCAATTTCATCTCGTGGATATATATATGAAGATGGAGTAAACAAGTTAGTGTTTACAGCAGAACTTCCCAGCCAAGAAAGATATGAAATTACTGAGATTGGCGTTTACTCTGCAGGAAGCAATCCGTCTGCTGCTGGGTTTGATAGTAGAAATCTTGTTTTATTTTCACAAGAAGAATCTTGGCAATCAATTACTGGGTCAACAGCAAGTATACCAATTGTAACAACTCCGCTAGATTCGCAAGATGATAATGTTATTGATGTTGCCTATGATGTTTTTCAGGCTAATGCAGATAATAGAATTTTTTATAGAAATAATAGAAATGATTACCACGAAAGATGTAGGTTTTTTAATAATGTAATTTTTGTTGCTGGAGATTTTTCTAACATTAAAGATGCTACATCTTCTACCGATCTTTCTTCTACATACCATATTTTAAAAACTGGAACATCAATTAATTTGTCTCAAAACTCTCTGTCCGATAAAATTAAAATTGCTTTTTCAGTTATCAATCAATCATCATCTTTAGTTCTTTCAACACCATATACTGGACCAGATAGCGTTAAGATTATTATTGATTTTATTAATACTTCAACAAAAAAAGCAAGATTAATCTATAATGCTGTTGATTCAGCAAGTGCAGCAATTGACTTTTCAACAAATAGATATTATGTGCTTGAAAAAAATATATCAGATGTTGTTCAAGAAGATGGATTTAGTTGGGAAGATATTACTTCTGTAAAAATTTATGCATGTGCAGTTACAAGCAATGCGCTAGACGATAACTATTATATAGGTCTTGATGCAATTAGAGTAGATAATGTAACAACACAAAATCCACTATATGGATTAACTGCTTATACAATTGTAAAAAATGCTGATGAGCAACCAATATTAAAAGCACCAAATACAAATAACTATATAGAATATAGGATGTCTGTAGGTGTTCAATAGTGGCAGATAAAAATATTAAAAAATCTATTATTAAAAATAAAGACCTTCCTTTGTTTAGTGGAAAAACGGGTAAGATAACATTAAGATATAGAATTATTTCTGAAGATAGAAATAGGTCCTCACATTGGTCAAAAATTCATGAAGTTGCAATGCCAATAGTTGCTTCACCATATTCATATACTTTAAGCAAACAAAAACAGGGCAATACTTCAGTTTATCAAATAATCTTACAATGGCCAAAGCCAAATGATTATGATACAATAGATGAAAAAATATATGATATCTTTTTAAAAACAAATACTGTAAGTGGAGAGCCTAATATTTCAGATTATTCATACCTTGAAACCCAACGAGGATTTTTAAATGTTAGGTTTTTATTAAATCAAAATAATGTAAATAATTTTAATGTTATTGTTCAAAGAGCAACATATGATAAGATAATAAATATTAATCAAATTTTGGTGAAAACAACTAAAGAAAACCTTTTATAAGGATGTGTTATAATTAAATACTATGCCTGAATTGCCAATTCCACAAAGAGGTCAACCATTAGATGTATCCTACATTTCTAGCATTGTTGCAACAGTAAACCAACTTTTAAGACAATCTTCTCCAACGTCTTCTAACAATACAAAAATTGTTGGAACAACAACGCCAAGAACAGAATATGCTGTTCCAACACCAGGCGCATCTATTTATGGAGAAACTGTAAATGTAACAAATGTTGCAACAATTACCGCTGGAGTAGAAATTTCTTTTAAAGTTAATTTTAGTTTTAAATATCCACCAATTGTAGTAGCAACACCATGGAACAAGGGCGGAACAGAAGCAGGAAAAAATGTTTCTATCTATCTTACAAATGTTACAACATCAGAAGCAAACCTTGTTGCAAAGTTTGCATCTAATGGTGTTGCTACAATAGATGTAAATGTTCTTGTAATTGGAATTCCAAATTGAAATGCATAAAATGTAAAGGCAAAGTTCTAGTAGATCGTCAATTTAACAGACCGGAACATCTTGAGGTATACTGTATTATATGTGGTAAAAGAAATTTTTATCATCCACCAGATAGTTCAAAAGAGGGATTATGGTTGCTTTCTCAGGAAAAGAAAATGGCAAAGATTACAATAGCGCCCCTGTAATTTCTGGCAGCAAAAAAATATGGTTTCTTAACGGAGACCTTGTTAGAATATATCATAGCAGTAGAGCAACAGGAACTATAACTTTATATAATATTAATAAAGATCAAAATGAAATTTGTTTTATACATGAGTTTAAAAAGAAAAGAGAACGAGCATTTACTGTGAATGAAACCTCACAATTGTTAAACAGGCATAGAAAATATATGCCACGTTTAATGAAAAATGGTATTATTCCATATCCAAAAGGATCTAGTAAAGATGGCAAAATTGGTTTTCAGATTAGATCATATTATTCTGAAAAGCAAGTTAGAGAAATGCGAGATATTCTTGCATCAATTCATCAGGGCCAGCCTAGAAAAGACGGGTTAGTAACAAACAATAATACGCCCACCAAGCAAGAGTTGACACGCAGAATGGGCGATGGTATACTTACTTATACGAAAACTGAAGACGGTAGATTTATTCCTGTTTGGAATGAGAGTATTAACTAGGCCTTGGAGGGCTAATGGAACAAAATGATGAGACTAAAGTATCTGTTACTTTAGGATATACATTAAATCTTGGTAACTTTCAGTCGCTACGGCTTGATCTGGGCGTAGTAGATTCAAAGAGGCAGGGTGAGACCACAAACGATGCTATGGAGCGCGTATACGGCTTTGTAGAGGCTAAGTTGGCTGAGAAGGTCAACGAGGCTAAAGCAGAAATTGCAGAATAATGGCAGAACGCAAAGACCGAATGGCTTTGCTTAGCAGATATTCTAAACACCATGCTGCAAGATATGAAACAAAGTCTATTATTAATTTAAATGTAGAACAGTGGGCTTCTGATGCTTTGATTGAGTCTTATGGACTACCAGTCTGTTATGATTTATTAGAATACTATTTTAGAGTGGCTCAAGAACCATCCTGGAATTATTTTGCATATAATGCTGAAAAGATATTGAAGGCAAAACTTGATAAAGAGCAAGACGATAGAGAACGAAAAGAGAGACGTGGTAAAGCAAGGGAATGGTTAAGTGAATAATTCAGAAGCAAAAGTAATCAATGCTGTATTAAAAGATAAGCAGATTCATGTTTTGCTTCAAGCGAACATAGACAACCTTTTGCGTACACATTCTGATATTTGGAAATTTGTAAGAAAATATTTTGAACACAATAGTTCTGTGCCACCCACATATTTAGTTGTAGAAAAATTTAGAGACTTTGAATTAATTGAAGATGTTGGTGCAACAAAACATCATCTTGAAGAATTACAGCATGAGTATCTTAATGATAGTCTTAAAGATATTCTTCGTTCTGCTGCAACAGATGTACAAAATGACAAGGGTTCAGAAGCACTTAATAATTTAATTACAAAAACTTCAGAGTTAAAAAAGAATACGTCTGCTATTCGTGATATTGATGTTATTGATTTAGATTCTGCAATTGCGTATTTTGATCATCTTAAAAAGATGCAAGCAGCAGGCAACGTAGGAATTAAAACTGGGTTACCAGGATTTGACAATTATATGCCTTCTGGAATTATTGCTGGACAATTAGGAGTATTTCTTGCTTATCCAGGAATTGGTAAATCATGGCTTTCACTTTACTTTGCTGTACAGGCTTGGAAGCAAGGCAAGACACCATTAGTTATTAGTCTTGAAATGTCTGAAACAGAAGTTCGTAATCGTGTATTTACAATTATGGGTGAAGGCATTTGGTCTCATCGTAAAATTAGTCAAGGAAACATTGAAATAGATACATTAAAAGAGTGGCACAAACGACGCCTCGAAGGCAAGAATCCATTTCATATTATTTCAAATGATCAAGGTGGAGAAATTAATCCGTCTGTTTTGCGTGGAAAGATAGACCAATACAAACCAGACTTTGTTATTGTAGACTACCTACAACTCATGACACCAAATCAAAAGTCTGAAAACGAGATTGTAAGAATGAAGAATCTATCTCGTGAACTTAAACTCATGGCTATTTCAGAAAAGGTTCCAATTATCGCTATTTCTTCTGCCACCCCAGATGATGTAAATGATCTTAACAGTGTTCCTACACTTGGTCAAACAGCCTGGTCTAGACAGATTGCCTATGATGCCGACTGGGTCATGGCTCTTGGCAGAGCAACTAACTCAGATATTATTGAGTGTGCCTTCAGAAAGAATCGTAACGGATTTATGGGAGAGTTTTTAGTACAAGCAGACTTTGATAAAGGTTACTATCGATATAAAGACTACGAAGATAAGGCGTTATAATATAATGTGTCACTTCATCATAAACCTATTAAAAATTTTTACCTTGACGGGATAATCAATGATGAGTCTCACATACCTAAATTTAAAGAAGAATATCTTAGACTATTGGTCATACAAATGCGGGAAACTGGATATGCGCCAAGAATTGACATTGAGCCAGACTTTACGCTAAAATATGATAGTAACAAGAACTGCTTTGAATTTGGTCTTACAGCATATGGAATGTACGTGGGAAGAAAGAAGGTACAATGGATAATCGCGGTAGATGGGTACAGACCAATACATATACAGAAGACCAAATTAAAAGAGTCCTTATCGGGTCAGGTGTAACTATAGAATCAGAAGTCGGCTCAGACTTCATTATATTTTGTCCATATCATAATAACACAAGAACTCCAGCAGGAGAAGTTTCTAAAGAAAGTGGATTGTTCTTTTGTTTTAGTTGTCAGCAAACTGTAGAACTTCAAGAACTTATTATGAAGATGACTGGCAGATCATATTTTGAATCTATCAGGTTTATCAAGAGTAAAGAAAAAGAAACAAACATTGAAGATCTTGTAAACAAAAAATTATACAAACCTAAAGAATTTATTCAATATGATGAGTTGTTGATTAAAAGATTAAACAATCAAGCGCTAGACTCTCCTAGAGCAATGAGATATTTTGAAGGAAGGCAGATATTTAAGCGATCTGTAGAAAAGTTTAGTCTTGGATATTCTGAGAAACAAGATATGGTTACTATTCCAGTTCAATCTCCAGATGGTATGACAATTGGTTTTGTTGCAAGAACTGTAGAGGGTAAAGAATTTAAAAATACTCCAGGACTTCCAAAAAGCAAGATACTATTTAACCTACACAGAGTAAAACAATCAAACAAAGTATATGTTGTAGAATCATCATTTGATGCAATCAGAATAGATCAGGTTGGTTTGCCAGCAGTAGCAACATTGGGTGCTAATGTATCAAGTTCTCAAATAGAATTACTTAAGAAGTATTTTAATGATGTATATATTGTTTCTGATAATGATGATGCTGGAAATACTATGGCAAATAAGTTATTGGATAAACTTGGCGGAAGATCATCAATAATTAAACTTAATTCAAAGTATAAAGACATAGGTGATATGCTAGATTTTGATATACTTGAGTCATTAAATACTAGTAAGATATCTAGTATTATTGGAGACTTATGAAAAAACATATGCAATGGTGGTATGCAATTCAAACAATGTTTAGTAAAAAATATTGGAATAAGCCTAATACGGTAGAGTTTTTTGCTTTTATGACTAAAATTGCAATTATTTTTCCAGGATTATTGTTTGGTAAACAATTTTGGTGGTTATATATTTTTGCTATAGTTTCAAGTCTTTCTTTAATATGGTCTTCAACAGTTAAAACTTTGCCAACAATTATTTGGTTTAATATTTTATGGGTTGTATTAGCAAGTTTGGCAATATTAAAATATTTTGGATTAATATTATGAAGATTGTAGTAGTTGGTGGTGGAACTTCTGGATATATTGCTGCATTGACTATGCAAAAAAAGTTTCCAAATTATGATATTACTGTTATTGAAAGTTCTTCCATAGGAATAGTTGGAGTTGGTGAAGCAACTACAGGAAACTTTATACCAATGTTAAAGGAATTTAGTATTGACATTGGATCTTTTATGAAAGAAACTAACGCAACAATTAAAATGGGATCGTTATTTCATAATTGGAATAGTGATAATATTGATTTTTTTGTACCAATTTTACTTCAAGAAAAAATATATGACCAAAAATACTTGTCACTAATTTCCACTGGAATTAAAAATGATAATAGGTTAATGTACTTAGATGAAATTGCAACTTATGCATTACAAAATAAAATTCCAAAATCTTTTAATAAAGATGGTGGCACTTCAGCAGCAATACACTTTGACACATTTCTGTGTGCAAAATTTTTAAAAAATGTTGCATTAAAAAATAATATTAAAATAATTGATGATGTGGTAGTTGGATTTGAAACATTAAAAAATGAAATAACTGCTATAAAAACTACAAACAATACTATAAGTGCAGATTTTGTGTTTGATTGCTCTGGGTTTAGCAGAATAATTATTGGTAAATTTTATAAAGAAAAATGGATAAGTTTACAAGATACTCTTCCAATTAATAGTTCGGTGGTTGGTCAGGTTCCAATTAGTTTAAATATTCCATCATATATTAAGGTTAGTGCTTTAGATTATGGATGGACATTTGAAATACCAACGAGATCAAGGTATGGAATTGGACATAATTTTGATAATAATTTTATTACTGAAGAAGATGCAATTTTAGAAGTAAAGAAAAAAATTAATAAAGATTGGGAGCCACTAAGATCGCTGAAGTATAATGCTGGATTTTATGAAAATCAATTTGTAGAAAATTGTTTAGCCATAGGTTTGTCGGGAAGTTTTTTTGAACCGCTAGAGGCAAGTGCATTAATGAATGCTATATCAATTTTAAATGAGTTTTCAAAATCATTTAATGAATATTTTGACAACAGGCAAAAATTTAGAAATAAAATTAATAAATATATTAAAAATCTTGAAGAAGATATTGTTTCAGCAATATATATTCATTATGTAACAAATAAACAAAATAATAGTTTTTGGAAAGATTTTGTTAAAAATAATAAAATGCCAACTCAAATAGCAAATTTTTTAGACGCAATGAATGAAACAGTTCCAAACCCATTGAAATCAGAATTTGCAAATAAACACGGATCATATTTAAATGATTATTTTATTAGAATATATTATGGAAACGGAATGCGTAATTTTAATGTAATAAATTCATATGATGAAAAGTTATATAATCAATATATTAATATTATTAAACAAAGACATACACGTTGGATGGATCATAAAGAAATGCTAGAATTATTATAGCGAGTTGCACAAAACAACTATCTATGATAAAATAAATAAACAAACACAAAGGAGAAAATATGAGCATAGTAAAGGGATTAAAAAATATCAACGCCCTGCTCGACAAACCAAAATATGAAGGCAGTGCAATTAAGGTAAGATGGGTTAAGTTGGCTGATGGACAGGCAGCAAAAATCCGTTTCGTAGAAGAGTTGGACGAAGACTCTGCAAGTTATAATGAATCTCGTGGTCTAGCAGTTGTAGTTGCAGAACACACAAACCCAAAGGATTACAAGCGTAAGGCTGCTTGTACAATTGACACAGAGGGTCGTTGCTTTGGATGCGAGATGGCTCGCAAAGAACCAAAGAGTGGTTGGAAGGCTCGTATGCGTTTTTATTGCAACGTTCTAGTAGATGATGGTCTAGAAAATCCATACATTGCAGTGTGGTCACAAGGCATGAGCAAGCAATCAGCATTTAATACAATTCGTGAATACGCATTAGAGACTGGAAGCGTATCAAATATTCAGTGGAAGTTAAAGCGTAATGGACAAGGTACTGAAACAAATTATACTTTGATTCCAAGCAAGCCAGATACAGAGCCATTTAATTGGGATGGATTTGAGTTTCATAATCTAGATAAGGTAGTGCGTGAAGTCCCTTATCCAGAGCAAGAATCCTTCTTCTTTGGTTTTGACACACCTTCAGTGACCTCAACAAACATTGAATGGTAATTTGTGAACTACGTAGGATTACACGTTCACACACACTATTCACTTATGGATGGTGTTGCGACACCGCAAGAATATATTGACAGAGCCGTGAGTCTGGGTATGCCAGCAATTGCTATCACAGATCACGGCACTTTGTCTGGACACCGCGAGATGTATCGTGCAGCAAAAGCAGCGGGTATCAAACCAATTCTTGGTATTGAAGGATACATCGCTACAGATAGATTTGATCATAGAGATAAAGCAGAAAGAACTACTCCACTAGATTTAATTTATAATCATATTGTTATTCTTGCCAAGAACCAACAAGGTTTAGAAAATTTAAATAAATTAAACGAGATTGCATGGACAGAAGGCTTTTATAAAAAACCAAGAATTGATTTTGCAGTATTAGAAAAATATAAAGATGGCTTGATTGTTTTGTCTGCTTGCCTTAGTGGTCTTATTGCAAAGGCTATTGAAGTAGGAGAGTTTGCAGTAGCAAAACAACATATTGAGTGGTTTAAAAATACATTCAAAGATGATTTTTATATTGAGGTGATGCCACATAACCCAAGCGAAATCAATCTTAACTTAATGCAGTTGGCTGATGAATTTGGGGTAAAGATTGTAGTAACTCCAGATTGTCACCATTCAGATATAGATCAAAAAGTTATTCAAGAAATGATGCTTATTCTTAATACACATGCCAAACTTGAAAAAGATGTTAAATATGATAAGTCTAAAAAATATACAGATATGATGGATAGGCTTGATTATCTTTATGGTAAAGATCGTATGATGAGTTTTAATAGGTTTGACATTCATTTATTATCATATGATGAAATGAAATCTGCAATGACAAAAGATCTTAAGTTTAGAGAAGATATGTTTGCTAACACAC